TACATGGGAGAATTGCCAAAGAATATTGAAAAGCACTGCGAAGAAAACAAGTTAACGGTGGTTTACCCAGCCGATTTAATAACAAAGAAATCTAAAAAGTAAAATGGCTCTTAACGATGTTACATTCAATTTAGGACAAGGCGGTTTGGGAAGACCATTACCGGGTCAGGATCACATTTCCGCAATGCTGTTTTATACTGGCACTTTACCAAGCGGATTTTCATCTACCGATAGAATCAAAAAGGTTTTCTCTTTGGAGGAAGCAGAAGACTTGGGAATACTTGGTGACTACTCAGATGAAACAAAAGCAACAGCAACCTACACAGTTACTACAGCAGGAACAGCAGGTGAAACAGTTGAATTGAAAGTATTGGAGCCAAATGGTTACAAGTCTTTAGGAGTAGCTACTATTCCAGCAAGTGCAACAACAACTACTTCGGCTGCTGCAATAGCAGATATTATAAATCAAGGAACTTATTTGCACGGTTATTCGGCTGTTGCCGCTGTAGCAGTTGTGACTATCACAGCTCGACCAGGATTAGGTGTTTTCTTAAACACGGGAACGCCTTTAGTTTCTGTGATTACTGGAGTTGGTGGTTCACCGACACACGCAGGAACAATAGCGCAATTTGGTGCAAGCGCATTAGTTGACGGTGTTGCTTCATTGCAAGCAACATGGCACTATCACATTTCTGAATATTTCAGAATACAGCCACAAGGTGTATTGTACGTTGGTATGTATGCAGTCCCTTCTACTTATGATTTTGCTGATTTAGCAACAATGCAACAATACGCAAACGGTGAAATTCGCCAAGCATTTGCCTTGTGTGATGCTTTGGTATACACAAGTGGTGACGCTGCGATACAAGCAGCACAAGCAGTATGCAATACTCTTTTCACAAATCACATGCCTTTATCTTCTGTTTTGTTGACATTCAACTATACAGCAGCTACACTTTCAGCACTTACAACGCTTTCAGGATTAAACTCTAAAAACGTTTCAGTTGTTCTTAGTCAGGATGGTGACGCGCAAGGTTTCGGATTATACAAAGCAACTGGCAAAACGATTTCAAACGGTGGAGCTTGTTTAGGAACTGTATCACTTGCAAAAGTAAGTGAGGATATAGCTTGGATTGGAAAATTCAACATATCCGATGGAACAGAAAACAACGTTGCAGCATTTGTAAATGGGGCGCTTGTTAGTTCGCAATCGACTTCTTTACTAAACAACCTAAATACCTACAGATATGTTTTTGCCATCAAAAAAGTGGGGTATGAAGGTACATTCTGGAACGATTCGCATACATGCGTACTTCAAAATTCTGATTACGCGTACATCGAAAACAACAGAACGATTGACAAAGCTGTTAGAAACCTTTATGTAACGTATTTGCCAGACTTAAACGGGCCGCTTGTAGTTAATTCAAATGGCACCTTGAAAGATACAACTATTGCCAAGTTTGAGACAAGAGGAAACGAATCATTGGATCAAATGGAACGTGACGAAGAAATTTCAGCGAAGAGCGTAACAGTTGACCCCAAACAAAATGTGCTGACAAATTCTGAATTAGCAGTTACTGTTGATTTGGTTCCGGTTGGAGTAGCGCGAAACATTAAAGTAAATATTGGTTATAAACTTTCAATACAATAACAGATGCCAGCATTAGTAAATGGAGTGTCATATTCCTGGGTACACATCAATTTTATATTGTATGGGGTACCGGTTAAAGGTATTACAAAAATTACCTGGAAAAAGAAAAGCGACAAAGTGAATAACTATGGTGCTGGCCCTGATCCTGTAAGTCGCGGTTACGGCCGTAACGAATACGAGGCATCAATCGAATTGTACCGCGAAGAGTGGCAACGCATCATTGATATTTCACCGGATAAAGATCCGTTAAGCATACCGCCACAAGATGTTCCGGTCGTATTTGGAGGCTCCAGAGTGACTGCAAAGACTGTTGTTCTGCAAGCTGTAGAGCTATTAGAAGATGCTTTTGAAGCAAACGAAGGTGATACAAGTTTAAAAATATCCGTTCCGCTAATTATAGCGGGCGTTAAAAACGTTTAAAAAATGAATACTCCGAAAGTAATTATTAAAGAAGAAAAAAAGTTAAGCGAGTTTGAGCAAAAGATCGAAACCGCAAAAGCTGATGCAGAGAAAAAGTGCGAAGAGTTAAAGCCTAATCATGGTGTTGTTTATCCTTTGGTATTTGTAAGACCTGCAACAGAAGAAATTTTTGTTGGATTCATACAGGAGCCAAAACGAGCCGCTAAAATGGAAGCATTTGATATTTTAATGTCAAAAAACAGTATTGCTTTAGCGGGTGAAATGATCCTTACTACTTCGATAATTAAAGAGCATTCGCATGAAGCTTTTTATTTAATAGAAGATTCTCGTTATGACGATGTTTATATGAGTGGTTGTGTTGATTCATTAGGGCATATCAATGTGCTTATGAACTCACTAAAAAAAAAGTAGACCAGCACCGGATAACGAAAGATAGTAGCGAGTACAAAAAGATGCAGGCTTACATACATTACTTCCTCGGAGAGAACCCCGATAACATGGATGAGGATGAGATTGTGAAGCTTTGGAGTCGAGTTCGGTATGTGCTTGAAGAAACAGGACAAATGAAATTTGAATAGGGGTTAACGCCCCTTTTTTTTTACCACATGGCAGATAAAACGGAATACATAATATCGCTTAAAGATCTTTTTTCCGCAGGAATAAAGGACGCTGATAAATCCGCCAAAGGTTTAGATAATACCGTCGCTTCACTTAAAACAACAATAGCTGGACTGGGTGCTACAATTGGATTCTCAGTACTTGCAAAAGATATTTTCGACACCACACTAAAAATGGACAGCTTAAAAAACAGCTTAAATTTTATTAGTGGAGGACAAGGAAAAGCAACGTTTGAATATTTAAGAAAGGAATCTGACAAATTAGGGTTAAGCCTGGAAGCCTCTGCAAATGGGTACAAACAAATTGCAGGAGCTGCACGTGGAACCAACTTAGAAGGGCAAAAAACAAAGGATATTTTTGAAGGAGTTTCAGCGGCTACCGCTGTTATGGGCTTATCCTCGGAGCAGTCCGAAGGGGCTTTACTTGCCTTATCCCAAATGATTTCAAAGGGTAAAGTGCAGGCCGAAGAGTTACGGGGACAATTAGGTGAACGTATACCGGGTGCTTTTCAAATTGCTGCAAGGGCAATGAATATGACTACCAAAGAACTTGACAAGTTCATGTCCGATGGTAAGTTAATAGCTGAGGATTTTCTTCCAAAGTTCGCAAAGCAATTAAAAGAAGAGTTTTCAAGTGGAATCCCTGCCGCTACACAATCATTGGCAGCTGTTACCAACAGATTATCCAACGAATATTTACTTCTAAAAACGGAAGTTGGCAACGAATTACGTCCTGTGATGATTTGGTTGATTCAATCATTGCGGGATCTGATCCCGATCACACGTGAGGTTATTAAGTTTTTGAAGGATCACAAGGATGCAATCAAAAATTTAGCACAAGCAGTAGCATGGGCGGCAGGAACATTTTTCGGTTTAAAACTAGCCATTTGGGCTGTTAAAAGGATTGGAGATATACTTTTTATTTGGGATATGGTAAAATATATCGCTTCTACACAAGGGCTTTCCAGAGCTACAGCATTTATGACAGCCATGCAGTGGGATCTAAATGCAGCAATGGCAGCTAATCCTGTAGGTGCTGTGGTATTGGCTGTAGCAGCTTTAGCACTTGGAATAAAGGCCCTGATTGATAATTACGATAAACTTAAGCAGGAGTACCAAGACACTATTGAAAAGAATCACGCCAGAGCTATACAAGATGAAATAAAGGCTGTTAATGATTTGGCAAAGGCTTATGAAAAGCAAGGCCTTTCAGCCAAAAATGCGCGATTAAAAGCTATTGATGTCGAGATGGAAGATCGAATGGCTGAGCTAAAAAAACAGGAAGAAAAGATAGCAAAGCCTAAAAACTACACTTTAGAGCAAATGCGTGTTATCGAACAGGCAGCAGGCATTACAGCGGCAAAGAGAAACGCGCTTTTAGATATGCGAAAGTCTTTACTGAAAGAA